CCACCATCGTCACATTCGATTGATACCACCACTACCACCAAAAGCGTTGTGGTCAATTGGGCCAACCCTTTAGTTGGTGGTCGTAGTAGTGGCAGACATGAGCGCAAAATCCGAGGATGGAAACGGTGTTGAAACGGAGTGTCAAAATTGTGGTTATATATGGACCTATACTGGGACCATGTGGAACGCAACCTGCCCCAACTGTGGTCGGAAGACACCGACCCCTCACGCCGAAGCAGATCCGGATAGCAACGACGGCGAGGAGAGTTAACCACTCTACTCGTCCTCCGCGAACGCGATCCGCGCGTAGTCGATAGTCTCCCCACGTTTGAGGTCGAGCACCTCGTACTTCTCGGGGTCGAGCGGGGCCCCGTGCTCGTGTCGCCGCCGACACGTTGGGCACCACAAATGCCGGTTCGTCCGGCTCCAGTCCGTCGATTCGCAATCGGGACAGACCCACCGCCAGGGTTCGTCCGAGCGGTCGATCCGCACCCGTTGAGTGGTCGACATGGGCGTCCCGAGGGTGACGGGAGTGTTGGACTTGAAACAAATTGGCGGACGCGGAGTGAAACTGAAAGTAGTCGGCCTGGGCAGGGGTTCGGTCAGTCTTAACCAACACGATAGAGCATCGCTGGCGTTGTTGGTTAGAATCGAGAAGGCGGATCAGTAATCCTCTTCGAGAACGACCTCGCCCTGGCCGTTCTCGACGGTGATCGTGTCCCCGCCGTTGTTCCAGACGGCGCTATCGGAACCCCAGTAGAGGTCAGAGCCAGTATCGGATCCGGACCCGGTATGCAACGTCACCGTCGCGCCGGGATCGAGCGTGAAGCCGCTCGGGAAAGAGTAGGTGTGACCACCTCCGTCCTGGACGGTCCACCCTGAGAGGTCGAGTGGCGCGTCACCAGTATTCTTGAAGACGATGTACTCGTCGTTGAGGTTCTCGTGGTCGTTCCCGTCGGCGTCCGCGTGAACCGAGACGACCGCGAGGTCGCCCCCACTGCCGGGCGTTGTGGTCGGCGTCGGCGTGGACGCCGATCCCTCGAAGTCCCAGACTCCGACGTCGTTCGACCGCGCCCGCTGTTCGGCGCTCCCGAAGCCCAAGCGTTTCGAGAACGTGGACTCGTAGAGTCGGGCGTAGCCCTGGGTGATGAGTTGCCGGTTGAACAACTCGCCGTCGTGATACACGTAGACGAGCAACCGGCCGAAACTCCCACGCCGATCCGCTTGCCTGTCGACGACGATCCGGACCTGCTCACCGGCGAGTTCGGCGCGGGCGAACTCGCTGGCCTTGTGCCCCCAGTCCCGGAGCCAGTCGTGGCCTGCCTCGGAGTCGGGGATCCCCTCGAACTCGGCGGGGTCGGTCTCGACGTGGACCTCGGGTGTGTCGACACCCAGGAGTCGGACGGTGTCGGTAGATCCGTTCTGGAAGCGAATATCGAACGTGTCGCCGTCGACGACCTCGGCGACGGTTACCGTCCATTCAGTCCGGGGGCCGGTCGGCGTGGTGGTGGTCGTCGTGGTTGGTGTCGGTGTGGGTGTCGGCGTCGGTGTTGGCGTTGGCGTGGGCGTCGCGGTACTGGTCGGGGTAGTGGGCCGTGTCGTGGTGGCCGTCGTGGAGGTGGTTGGAGTCGGCGTCGGGGACGGGTCGGTGGGGGTCGGGGTTACGACCGGGGTCGAAGTCCTGGTCGACTGCGAGGTCGTCCCGGCCGTCGTCGGCTGGAGTGTCGTCGTGGACCCGTTATTCCCCCCTCCGACAGCCCCCTCATCGCCAGGATCGGCGGCCAGTCCCACTCCAAGAACGCCGCCGGTGAACAGGAGAACCGATATCATCGTAAGCACGGCGACCCCACCGACACCTGCCAGTCCTGTGATGTCGATCCCCACATGAGGATTCACCGACTCGCGAACTTCTGGGATCCCGAGGATCCCGGCGGCGAGTAGCACACCACACGACAGCCACATCGTGATCCCTGCGAGTGGACTCGCAAACAGAGAGAGAAGCCCGAAGAACCCACCGATGGCTGTACCGAGTAGAGCGATCCCCAAAAACCCGAGAGCGACCACCCGGGAGGTATCCATGCACCCCCGTTGTAGTTATACCAATGATAAGTTTATGGGCGGGATCGATCCTGGTTGGTTTGCCTCTCATCCCACCACGCGCTCGCCGACCCACGTCCCCAGCGCCTCGATCTCCTCGGGGGCGTCCCGGAGGTCGAGCACCAAGCAATCGCGGACGATGAATGGTTCGGTGTACTGTTCGGCCTTCGCCCGAACGGTTCCCCGAGTCGGATCCGATTCCACCTCATACACGACGGCCTGTCCATCTATCGGACCGTAGTCGAGGACGTCACAGACAGATCCGTTGGGGAACTCGACTTCCGTACTCCAGGGCCGGCCTCTCTGTTGTATTTCCCGGCAGAGGAGCGTCTTCACGGTCGCGTGGAGCGCGGTCTCGTTGCTGTTGTGCAACCGGATGGATCCGCGCTCCGGGTTCAGCCCGGCCTGCTGGAGCTGTCGCTCGCGTTCGTATCTGTCCGCAGAAGAGTACGACATGGCGGTCAGTCCTGTCGCCGCCACCACTCCGAGTGGACGTCCCGTTGGGGACACCCCTCGTCGTGGTCGATCCGGTCGACGTTCTCGGCCCGCGCTCCACAGCAGTCGCACTCCACTTCTCCCGTGGGTTCGCCCGGGACACAGCCGTCGCGGTCGCCCTCGCCGGACGTAATCAGCGTGAACGACGTCTCGGGATCCCAGGGCGTGCGGGCCTCGGTCATAAAGCGATCACCGCCACGATATAGAGCGACACGACATGGAGCGTCTGGTCGACCGCCAGCGGGTAGGCCTCCAGATGCTCTCCCGGCTCCGCTCGGGGGAGCGAGTCGACGACGAAGTGCGCGACGAACACCGCAACTCCAGCATCGACGGCCGTCGGAACCGGGACGACGGGAAGAAGAAACAGGAGTGCAACCCCGCCGTGGACGGTGCAGTGTCCTGCTCTGACCGACAGGGAACGGTCCTTCCCTGCGGCCATCCAGTTCGGTTGCAACGGGAAGTCCGCGACCAAGTGGGCCGCCAGCAGTGCGAGGGCGATGCTCATGGTTCGATCCCCCGCTCTTTCGGCGTCGGCGGGAGTTCCGACGCGGGCGTGAAGTGGTAGTCCTCCGCCGTCGCGAGGTAACCCGCGAGCGTCGACAGGGTCAACACGCTTTCGGGCCCCACGCCCCCGCCCGGATCCGTCCGGGAGCGCAGGCCGACGCCCTGCGAGCGCACCCAGACTGTCGTTTCCCCGTCGCCCCAGGCGATCCGCAGGACCTCGTCGTCGCGGTCGAGCAGACGACCGTAGACGTCGACGGCCGCGTCGTAGTCCGGGGTGACGTGGTCGTGCGGGGGCTCGTCGAGGACCTCCGCGCCGTCGGTGGTCACCATGCTCGCTCACCACCTTCGTAGACGTCGGCCCGGCCGGACGGCCGGATCACCGCGTGGACCTCCGGCCCGACCGGGAGCCGGAGCGTGCCGTCGTCGTAGATCCACCCGTTCCCGTGCCAGATAGTGTTCTCGCCGACCTGTTCGCGCTGGCCGGTGTCGAAGTACGCGAGGATGTCAGACATGGTCCTTGCCTCCAGCCAGGAACACGTCGCAATCGTGCTCGGGGACCTCATCTTCCGATCCGAGGAGCCCGCACTCGTCGCACCGTTCGAGGTCCGGGTGGTCGAACAGACTCCAGTCCTCGTCAGACATCGGTAACCACCCGCCCGTCGTCGGCCCGCGAGCGCTCGCGGAGGTAGTCGAGGGCGTCGACGTCGGGATGCCAGCGGTCGACGATCCGCGCCCGGAGGTGGCGCTCGTCGCGCTCCTCCGCGGTGGGACCCCACTTACTCATCGTCGGCCTCCTCGGGCTGGACCGCCCGCAGGGCGTCCGCCCAGGTGTCGACCTTCTCCAAGATGGCGTCCATGTTGTCGGCGGCCTCCTCGGCGGTCGTTCCCTTCGCCTTGATCTTGATGGTGTCTTGGTCGCGGGTCCCCGTTCCGCGCTTGCACTTGGCGGTGATCGAGACGCCCGAAGCCTGCTGCTCGCGGACCTCGTGGTGCTCGTCACTCATCGTCACCACCCCACTTCGCGAAGCGCCGCCAGAGAATCGGGTCGCTCGCCAGCAGGTAGTCGATCCGGGCGTGCCGGCGGTCGGCCTCGGTCGGGTAGGACTTGTCGGCCATCACCACTCGACCTCCACGACTTCGGCGGTCTGGCCGGGCGTGTCCTCCTCAATGTCGCCGGCCATCGCCTCCGCGATCACTCTGTCCGAGTGCCCCGAAACGTGGCCGTCGATCGAGAGGTGGATCTCGTAGTACGTGTCGGATCCCATCACCGACCGACCTCCACGCCCGCCGAGAGCGTCGCGACGACCGATCCGTCGCTCCAGTGGAGTTCGGCCCACCCGTGCTTTTCGTCCACGTAATCGACCCACTGGGCGAGCTGCTCGCCGTCGAGGTCCATCGTCAACGTCTCGCCCGCCCGAACGACCCACAGGCGGCCGTGGTAGGCGGAGTAGTGGTGCGTGTCGCCCTCGCCGTCGACGCCGAGCTTCGACGCCGACGAGGGGAGAACCGGTGCGTTTTCGTCGCGCCCCTGCGTAGGGGATGGTGCTTCGCTCATAGGTTCGGCGAAGCGCGGTCGTCCGGTGCTCCAACACCGGGCGGCCAGACCATTCCTGGCCGACGTCCCGCGCTTCATACCATATCTCTATTCGCCATGCACTTAGTTATTATGGTTCGTTTATCCGAATCGGGATTCGTACAAACCAACCGTAAGACTGTTGTGACGGGGCGTCATATTTACGACCGGCATGGCCGAAGCACAGCCAGATATGGCGTTGTCGCCGGACCAGTTGAACCCGACCGACCGGGCGATCCTCGACGAGCTACGGGACGGGCGGGTGACACCGGCCTACGTCGCCGACACGCACGGCTATTCGAGTGGGAACGTCCGCAACAGGATGACGAACCTCGCCCAACACGGGCACGCTCGGGCGCTCGGTGGAGGTCTCTACGAACTCGTCGACGACCCACGCGGCGGCGAGGAACCTGCCATCGACCCGCAGGTGAGCGAACTGCGGGGCGAGGTCCAGGCCCTGGAGGAGCGCGTCGAGACGCTCCAGGCCGCAAACGAGCGGCTTCGCACCGACGAGGGTGTCGACACGGCTGTCCTCAGGGACGCCTACGAGAGCGTGCAGACGGCGCTCCGGGCACTCGACGGCCAGCATCCCGACACGGGGTTGGCCCGCTCGGAACTCGACGGCGCGAAAGCCCGGCTCCAGGAGGTGCTCGGGGATGAGTGACCACGACGGCCCGCTCGAAGCGCTGGAGTTTATGATCCGGATGGACTACCGTCTCGGGTGCCACAAAGCAGCCGAGGGGTACGACGAGACCGTCGGCGGACCACTCGGGCGAGGTGATCCCGATGCTTGAAACGCCCACCTGCTGTATCGACGGCTGTGACACCCCGGTCCCGGGCCTGGGCGACGGCCTCGACCTCCCCGATCGGGAGGGGATCGTGTGCAACGACTGTTTCGAGTTCAAGCGCCGACACCGTCACTACCCCGACGAGGATCCCGAGACCTGCATCGAGTGCCGGGTCGACGAGGGGGCGATCCGCCACCGGTGTTCGGAGAGCCCCGCCGACGCGGTCGTCCTCGACCCCGGCAACGAGTGTCCGTCCTGTGGGGAGGTGATCGAGGATGCCTGAGGACACGCCGGAACGGCAGCACGAAACGGGCCACGTCCCTTACGACATCAAGGAGCACCGCCAGGAAACGCCACGCGAACGGGCGCTGGCGGAGATCCGCGACGCCCTCGCCGCCCTCCACCGCGTCCCCGCGGCCGGCGTCCGGGGCGAGCAGACCGAGGCCCTCCACGACGCCGTCGACACCGTCGAGGGGCTGGAGGCCGCCCTCGCGAACGAGGTCGACCAACTCCGGGAGGCCGACGATGCCTGACACCACCGTCACCCTCGGCGACGTCGCGTTCGATCCCGTCGCCACCCAGGACTTCCGACTCTCCGTCGAGGGGACCTCCGGCACCGGCAAGTCCAACACCCTCGCCGTCCTCCTGGAGGACCTCGCCGACGTCGCGCTCCCCACCCTCATCGTCGAACGACTGGGCGCGCTCTCACCCGTTCGCCTGGAGGACGAGTCGATCGTCGTCGTCGGCGCACGGGACGAGGAAGGGATCGACCTGGCGGTCGGCCTCGAAGACCTCGATCAGGTCGGCGCGTGGGTCCTCGACCGCGGCATGAAGGTGCTGGTCGACGTCTCGACCTACGCCGACTACGAGGACGAGAAGAGCCGCGTCCACCTCGCGGCCGCCACGGCCCTCCGGTCGCTCAACGATCGGGCCCACGAGAAGTACCGCGCCGGCGACCGCACGAAGAGCCTCCTCGTGGTGGACGAGGCCCACATGCTCGCCCCGAAGGACTCCGCGCCGGAGCCGGAACTCGACGAGTACGTGAAACGGTGTCGGGGCCAGCTGATCAAGGCCTCCACCGAAGGGGGCAACAAGGGCGTGTCCGTGGTGGTGGGCTACCAGCGGCGGGCCTTCCTCCACAACGGGGTGATCCAACTGGCCCAGGACTTCGTCGCTCACCGCCCGGGAGACGAGGACCTCGGACGGACCGCCGACGCGCTCCGCTGCAGTGAGGACGACCTCGCAGCGCTGGGGACCGGCGAGATCCTCGCCCGCGGGGCGACGATCACCGACGGGGACCTCGTCGGGCCCACGACCGTCCGCAAGCGCCGGTCGCCGGATCCCCGCGAGGAGAGCTTCGAGATCCCCGAGACACCCGACGAGTTGCACGACGTCCTCGACGAGATCCAGAGCGACGTCGAAGCGGAACGGAAGCGTCGCGAGCAACGGGAGGACGAACTCGAACGCCTCCGTGCCGAGAACGAGCGCCTCCAGGAGCGCGTCGACGAACTCGAACAGGAGCTCGACGACACCGACCGACTGGCCTCCGCGCTGGAGAACCTCGGGGGCAACGGCGGCGGAGCCGTCCAGGACGTCGGCGAGGGCGTCTCGGACCTGCAGGGGCGCGTCGACGAACTGAAACGCGAGCGCGACGACCTGGAGGCCCGCCTTGACGACGTTCGCGACGAGCGGGATCGGGCCCGCGAGGAGCGGGACGACCTCCAGGAACGGGTGGCCGACCTCGAGGCCGACCTCCAGGAGTTGCGGGCGGCCTTCGAGGGGGCCAGCGAGGCGGTCGCGACGCTCGCCGAGACCTTCGAGGTCGAGGCCCCGGACCTGTCCGTCGGCCCCGAGGACGTCCGGGATCCCGAGGCCGTCAACGAGGTCGTGGGACTCCGGGACCGGATCGAGGATCTGGAAGCCGAGAACGAGCGTCTGCGCGAACAGGCCAGTACGGGGGCGCTGGAGCCCCTGGAGAGCTACGAGGAGTTCCTCCAGACCGACGCCGTCCAGGCCGAGATCGAGACCGCCAAGGAGGAGTCGTCCGCGTCGCCTCGGTACGTCCGGGGCGTGCTCGCGGCGATCCTCGCCGAGCAGGGGCCGGTCACCTACGACACCATCGCCGAGCGCCTGGGAGTCTCGACGACGTCGGACGTCTCGAAGGCGGCCTCGGAGCTGGAACGCCGGAAGATCGTCACCAAAGAGCGCGGCGAGGAGGGGATGGAAGTGGACCTCAACGTCGACGGGATCGAGGCGGTGCGCCGGGCCGCCGCCGAGCGTGAGCGGACCGAGGCGCTGATGGAGGACCTCTGACGATCGCCAGTGATGCCTCTGGCCGTTTGCAAGGACACACCGCAGTTCCGCTGAAAAAGAGCCGCTACCCGCCCTTCTCGCGGATCCCCAACTGGAGCCGGTAGCGCTGCGGCGCCACCAACTCCGCGCTCCAGTCGAGGATCACGTAGTCGCCCTCGGGGTACCCGGTCGTTCCCTGCCGATCATCCGGCGGCGTCACCGTAACGGTCTGGCGGTCGCCCGAACTCTCGTCGACCGCCCAGTCGTCGCCACCTGGAACGGTCCGGACGGTCGCCCCGGCCGGGTACGCCGCCGAATCCATCACGGCCGTCAGCTGCGTCGGCGTGATCGTACAGGTCAGGCGTTGACGCTCGCCGTTGTTGACCTGCTCGACGTCGACCGCAGACAGGGCGATCTGCCCCGAGTCGAAGTTCAGCAACCACTCGTCGCTGGCCCGCGTCTCGGTTGGGGCGTTGCTGTTGGGCTCCCGACTCGACTGGTAGACGAACTCCAGATTGAGATCGAACGCCGTCGCCGCACGACTCATCCGAGTCTCCGAGTACCGCCGGACGATCGTCGCCACGCTCCGGAACGGTGGCGGGTTGCCGTCGGGGACTTCGAGCGTCGGGCTCACGCCGCTATGCGAGCGGTCGATTGCGGTCCAGGACCCGTCGACCTCGTCGATAACGGTAACCGACCCGGCCTGGGCCGCGTACCGTCGTAGGAGGCTTCGGATCTCGGCGTCGACCCGGGCCGAGAGGGTGAGCCCCCGCGCGTCGACGTCGATGGTCGTCACGTCGTGGAGGGGGATCGACCCCACGACCCAGTCGTCCGGGTGGACGACGACCGCGACCGCCGACCCCGTGCCCGTCCCAGTCCCACTGGCCGCGAGCGTCCGGCCCCTGTTGAGGGCGGCCGACCCGGTGCCGACCCCTGTCCCACTCGCCGCGATCGCTTTCCCCAGCCGGATGGACGCCGAATCGACCCGGGGCGTGTCCGTGACGTCGCCGCCACTGCTGGGATTGAACTCGGCGGTCCACCACACGTCCGAGTTCCTGCCCTCGAACCCCGTGAGATTCACCGAATCGCTTCCATCTGTGATCGTCGCCGTCTGGCTATTGTCGACCGTCCCGTCGCCGTTCGTATCCTCGTTGACCGTGACGTCGACCGTCTCCGTACTCGGGATCGTCGCGCTGGTCGACAGTTCCGAGGGGATAGTCGAAGCGGTCTGCTTGGACGACTCGTAGGTCCCCGTCGCCCAGAAGATGTGGACGTTGTCGACCTCGATGGTTCGACCGTCTTCGCGAGGAGTGACCCCGAACTGTCCAGCCGGCGTCGAGCCAGGGGAGAAGGAGTTCCCCGTCGTTGATAGCATCGATGTTCCGTCGCGAAACGCCTCGGCGTCGAACGAGCTGAACGTCCCTGTCAAACGGAAGTCCCAGGTATGGGACGCCGACTGGTCAGGGGTGAACGACGAGTCGGTGGCGAGATTCGTTATGCTCCCCGATTCCCACTTCCGAATCCGAAGCGCGTCGTTGATACCGTCGATCTGGAGGACGACGGCGTTGTCTGGGGCACCGCTATCTCCGCCTTCGGCCGCCCCACTCCCGTCCCACCACAGACAGATGAGGTCGTTGTCGTTGGCGTCGTTTCGCTTGAGGTCGAGGGTGACGCGGACGTCCTCTCCGTTCGAACCGTCTGAAAGCCCCTCGGCGCTCCGCAGATAGGTCCGCTGGCTGTCGGTCCCGTCGGTCGTGATCTCGATCTGCTGGTTGGTTTCCGTGACAGAGCCAGAGGGCGTGACCTTATCCCACTTGGCGGAGTCGAGCGAATTGTCGACGAAGTCGTCGAAGTCGTCGAACTCGCCCAGGGCAACCGTCCCGTCGGTCGAATCCGTCTCGACGCGGGTTTCGGTCTGGCTACTTTCGAGCGTCGAGTCCGTATCCCAGTCGAGGGTCATCGGACGTAGCACCCTCCAGGCGCTTCGAGGTCGTCGATCCCGCGGCGTTCGCCCGTGGTCTGCTCGAAGTATCCTTCGACGTCCGACGAGGGAAGTGACGTGATCCCAGGTGTGGCGGCGATGTCGTCGAGCACCCCGTTGGACGCGTAATACCGCACGATCCACCGCGGACTTTCCGCGATCTGCCATCCTGCCCACTTCCGAACGTCACCCGACCGTTCGGGGGCTGTGACTGGGCCAGTCCGTCTCTCGCCGGTCGTGCTGGGAACGCGGAACCACCGGTCGGCCATCAGTCCACGCTGAAGGAGAGGTCGCCGGCCGGGAACAACGCCTCGTCGTCGGTGTTGATGGCCTTGCTCGACGAGAGCGCGTAGGTCGCGAGACAGTTGTCCGTCGTCGCCGACCCGTCCCACAGGGAGACGTGCGAGACGGTCCCCCAGTTGTTCGTGGCGACGCCGAAGCTGATTTCGCTGGCGTTCTCGAAACTGTCCGATGTGGGCGTGTTCCAGTCGGTACCCGTCGTCGTCGGGGCGCGGGAGTAGTCGCTGGCGCTCACCTCGGTCGACCCGTCCGGATTCTCGCCCGGATCCGACGTGTGCAGGGCGACGTGCAAGTTGGTCGGGGCGGTTATGGTGTCGGTGCCTTGTGAGATCCAGTCGCGGATCTCGGTCTCCGTGAAATTTGTGAAGTCTGCCACTGTGGATCACTCTCTGAAAACGCGGATCTGGCGCTCGGCTCCGCGGGGCGTCACTGCTGGAACGGATACTGCCCGGCGTGGTCCCGGGTCGGGATCCCGTGGATCGAGAGCCACCGCTCGACCGTCCGGTGGGAGGTATCCAACTCGCGGGCCACCTCGCGGATCGACCGCTCCTCGACGACGTACAGCCGGACCAGCGCCTCCTCGTCGCGGTAGGATTCGCCCGCCATCGTCGGGTCAGGGTCGCTGGATGTAGAGGAAACCGCGAACCTCGGCGTCGAGGTCGCAGATCCCGGCGGCGTCGAGTTCGATCGTGTTCGACCCGCCGGAGAGTTTGCCGGTGATGTCGTGGGTCACGTCGATCGGGCCGGTGCCGTCGCCGTAACTCGTCCCCTCCGAGGAGCCACCGATGATGACGTCGACGGAGTCGGGGTAGTGGGCCGGGCTCTGATCGCTACCGTCCCAGGTGGCGGTGCCGGGTGAGAGGCCGGCCGTCGCGTCGGTCGTGTCGTCGATGGAGTGGGCGTGCGGGGTCGGACCCGCCATGTAGAGGACGCCCTTTGCCGCGATGTCGCTCCCGTCCCCCGTTATAACGTCTACCTGTACGTCGAAGGTCGTAGACGACAGGTCCTCGTGGATGAGACCAAAACAAGACACTAACCCATTGAAAGGCTTCGGGCTACTCCCCGGGTCCCGCATGAGGAAGTAGTCGTTCCCTGTCCCGGTTTTGACGACGACGGTAAGTTCTTCTATCAGCGTCGACTCTCCGCTGTCGGGCTGGAACGTGAACAGGGCCGTCGTCGGATATGACCGGTTTGTCAACGACTGGTTCGTTATTGGAGTCGAGGCGAGATTGCTCTGGAAGTTACTCGACCATTCGAACGAAAGCCGCTCGGCGTCCGCCTCCCCTGGAACGACGTCGGACGTAGTTTTAACGCCATGACCGTGCTCGGTCGGACTCGCGAAACTCCGGTAGGCGTCCCCCTTGATGTGGAGGTCGAGACTCATCTCCTCGATGACGTCTGGGGGGTACTTGACCGGGAGGACGTAGTTGTCGGTTCCCGTCGCCGGCTTGCGATCCCGACCGGCGGTGAAGAAGATGACGTCGCCCTCGAAGACGGTATTGTAGCGGCTAGTATCGGCCGACTGTTTCTGCTGGGCGCGCTCCCGGCTTTGCTGGCGGCTGGAGAGCGTCAGGTCGAACAGGTCCATCGACGACCGGAGCGTCCGCGTCAGTTCGACGACCGTGAGGCGCTGGTCGATCGACTGGCGGTCGTCCTCCACTTTGAACGAGTCCCCGAGAACCACGTTATCGAAGGTGGTGTCGGTCTCGACCTCGACGTGGGTGGTGTTGAGTTCGGCGACGAGTTGCTTGCCTTCCTCCTGGAGCGTGGAGACGTCGGTGTGGTCCTTGTTCGTGTAGGGGCCCTGGGGCCAGATCTTCCGGTCGCCCGAACTCCAACTCGACGAGTAGGTCACCTTGTTGACGTAACTCCCCCCGTCCGCGCTGGGGACGATCGTGGCCTCGCGCTGGGGTTGCCCCCGGCCCGCCCCGAGCATTTTGAGGTGGGTGATCTGGTTACCTCCGCCGGCTTCTTTGACCCGGAACTGCTCGACGGCGGTGGCTTGGCCGGCGGCCTTATCCCGGGTGATGGTGTCCGACCGGGACGTCCCCGGACTCGCCAGGTAATCCACGGTCTTGTCGGCGTTGTACCGGACCGCGCCCCCGGTCGTCCGCGCAACGACCCGCAGGACCTTCGCCGGCGTCACGCGCTTGAAGACGAACGAGAGTCCCGACGTGACGGCGTCGACGGTCCCGGCCGAGAGGTTCGGCATATTGCTTATCGCGTCGTTGACGATGGTGGTGTCGGCGACGCCAGTGTACGTCTTCGAGTAGGTCTGGGCGTGCGAGGCGTCGCTCTCGAAGCCGTTGACCATGAGCGTCGTCTCGTCGTCGCGACGCTTGACGTCGACGAGGTAGCCCCCGAAGGCGTCCGTGCCGTTGTCGTCGAAGTAGACCTCATCCTGGCCGAGGTCGAGCGTCTGGGCCTGGGCCGAGGTGGTGTCGGTGACGAGCCGGGCCTGATCCGGCCGGTTGGCGAAGACGTCGTAGCGGTGGAGATCCCCGGCGGTGAGTGGGAGCGTGAAGCTACTCCCGTCCTGCTTCTCGACGCGGATCTGACGAGTCACGATCCGTCACCCGTGGTTTCGATGAACTCCCAGACGTCGTCCCAGCAGTCCCCGCAGATCCCGTCGAGCGAGGGGTCATCGCCAGGAGTGCCAGGAATGGAAGCAGTATGTTTGACGGTGACCTGCTGGATGGTGAACACCCGGGGGTTGTCGGGGGCGTAGTCGTTGTCCCGTGACGGGTACTCTATCGTGAGTTCGTCACCGCACCGGACACACTCGTACTTGGCACCGAACATTTTTACTGGTTGTCGTGAAACAACGAGAACATGGGATTCGTCACGCGGTCCCTCTGGTTCGTCCTCGTCGGGTGGTGGTTCGGGATCATGTGGTTCGCCATGTCGGTGGCGCTGATACTGAGCATCGTCTTCGCGCCGATCGGTCTCTACACGATCACGAAGACCTGGAAAGTGACGACGCTCAAGACCTCGCCGAAGACGGTCGTGAAGGAGGTGCCGCGCGACGAGGCGTGATCACTTCGTGACGAGGTGCTTGTCGATGTGCTGATGTTGGGCGTCCCGGGTCACTTCGGCAAGCCGGCGGCCGTCGACCTCGATGACGATGGGCCGACCGCCGTCGCTACCGACGTCGGCCTGACTGACTCCGTCGGCGACGGCCTGGCGCATCTCTGCGGTGCTGGGGGCGCTTCGACGAGGATCGGTGGCGCGGGCGACCGTCTGACCGGCCTGCTCGACGACCACGCGTTCCCTGACCATCCCCTCGGCGACCGTCCGGGAGATCTCCGGTCCCCATGATTCCAGCGTCGACAGAGGCCCGCGCTCGGTGTTGGAACTCGCGCCGAGGTACTCCTTGATGACCCCACCCGCGTTCTCGGCGGCCGTCCGGAGTTCGTCGAGCTTCGATTCGATCCCGCTGATGAGGCCGTCGATGATGCCCTTCCCCCAGTCGATTGCGTCCTCGCCGAGGTCTTCGAGGATGCCGCTCACGGCATTGGTGATCTGACGGATCCCGGTCTTGGCCGTCTCCTTGCCAGTGTTTTTCAGCCACGTCACCGCGATGTTGATGAGATCCTTGATGAGTGGGACACCGTCGGTCGAGAACCACTCCAGGGCGAGGCGAGCACCTGTGGTAAGTGCGTCGATCGCCCCTTTCAGCAGCGACTTCCCCGTCTTCGTCAGCCAGGGTTCGGCGTCACGGACGAGGTCTTTGACCATCGCGACGCCGTCGGTCGTCAACCATTCGAGCGCGAGTTCCGCGCCGGCGACCGCGTTGTCCATCGCGTCCTGGAGGGCGCTCTTGGCGACCGGCCCCCACTCGTCGATGAGCCGCCGCACCCGGCCGAGGGTCCGGTCGACGAAGCCCCGGATCGCCGACCACGCCTCACCCCAGTCGCCCTGGATGAGGTTCATCGCGACCCGGATCCCGGTCAACAGGGCGTCCATCTGGGTGGCCGCGATAGAGGTCACGAAGTCGAAGGCCGCCCGCGCCACGGCCATGATCTCGTCGCCCCACTCGGTCCAGAAGGCGTTGAAGCGGTTGCCGAGCACACGCGCGATCTGGACGAGTGCCGCCACGGTCTCTCGCGTCTCGTTGACGATGGCTCCGAAGTGCGTTTTCCAGACGCCGCGCACCTTCTGGACGATCATCGGGAGGAACGTCCCGATGACCTCCTCGACGATGGGCCGGACCTGCCGGATCGCGTTCCGGAACCCGCGGAGGACGGTCCGGATGGTGCCTTTCCACTTCGCGAACTCGCCAGCGTTGGCCCGGATGAGCCCACGGACGAACGCGAGTTGGTCGCGGACGACTCCCCCGATCCGTCCGAGCACGCGGTTCGTGACGTCGCGGATCCCGTGGAAGTTCGTGATGTAGGCCGTTGCGAACGCGCCGACGGCGAGGGCGGCGAGGCCGAGTGGCCCGGTCAACGCCGTCAACGCCCCGCCGACTTTGAACAGGATCGGGGCCAGTAGAATACCCTTCGTGGCGAGAGACTGGATCCCGTCGTCGAGGTCGTTGAACCACCGGAGGCCGTCGGCGATTGCGTCGATGATCCCCGTCAGCGACGGCAACACGACTTCGAGGACGGTCGTCCCGAAGGTCGTCAGCGGTCCGGCCAGGTCGGCGAGCGACCCCAGGAGGTCCTGGAGTTCGGGGGCCAACTCCTGGGTGACCCCGAGCATCCGGTCGAACACGCCGGCGCCGCGATCGCCGACCGCCTCGAAGAGGTCCCGGACGACAGGAAGGGCCATCCGCGCCAACTCGAACATCCCGGCGAAGATCTGCGGGATGACCTCGAACGCGCCCGCGCCGAAGTCCCGCATGGCGTCCTTGAACTCCTCCATCGACCCCGTCGCGTCGAACATGTTCTCGACGAGGTCAGGGACGGCGTCGAGGGCGTCCTCGATGAGCGGGACGAACTGCTGGCCGAACTGGGTGATGATGGGGGCGATCTCGGCGGCCAGGTCTTCGAGGACGAGTTTGAACGCCCCCATCGCCGTCGTTGCATCGTCGAGCTTGTTCTCGCGCTCTTCGAGTTGTCGGAGGCGGAGGCGCTGCTGGTCGGTGAGGCCGCCCTCCTCCTTTTTGAGTTCCTTGAGCGCCTGGATCCGGTCCTGGACCCGGAGTAGTTGCTCTTTGTTCTGCTGGGCGCGCTCCTTCCCGAACGCGAGGATCCCGCTCCCGAGGATGGTGCCAAAGGCCCCGGCGAGGGACCCAGCCGCGGCCGTGACGGTCCCGAGGACGGCCGTCAGGGGCGCGAGTGTCGAGACGAGGGCCCCCGCAGCGGGGATCGCCGACGCCTGGGCGGCGATGCCGAACGCCCCCATCGACGAGGCGGCGGCGGAGGTCGTCGTCGCGAACGTCGACGTCTGAGCCGCCGCCTGGGTGGTATCGTCGCCGAACTCCTCGACGCGGTCGCCGGCCCGGTTGGCGGCCCGCCCGAGTTCGCCGAGGTTGTCCTTCGCCGACTCCGTGGCCCGGTTCAACGGGGTCGCGTTCCCGCCGATCCCGACGGTGACCTCGGGATCGCGGCTACTGAAGGGATTCGGCGGCATCAGTTCAGCCCCCGCTGTTCGGCGAAGTGCTCACGGGCCCGGGCCTTCCGCCCCTCCGCCCGGCGCTTGCGCTCACGCTGGCGGCTCGTGGCGTCGTCGCTCGTCTGTTCGTGGTGGATCATGTGTCCGAGCACAAGAAATTCCAGTTCGAGCGGGAGGAGGCCCGCCATCGGGGCATCGCCGTGAAACGAATACGGGCCGACGTCGTGGAGCCAGCGGACGAACGAGGCTGCCGATTCCGCAGGGCTTAGGTCGCGTTTCCCTCGTCCTTGCGCTCCTCGATCTCCTCGCGGACCTCGTCGGCGACCTCGCCGCCGCCGCTCACGCCGTAGTCGACGATGCCCTCCAGGTAGCAGAAGAGTTCCCGCGTGGTCGGGTCGTCGACGTCGGGTTTGACGAGGTGTTCGTCGAGGATCTCGGCGAGTGCCTCGGCATCGGCCTCCTCGCCCAACTCCTCGTACTCCTGCTGCTGGGCGATCGTCGGCGGCAGGAGCTTGATGGTGATCTCCTGACCGCCCCACTCGAACGTGTGGTCGACGGCCTTGCGCCCGCCGTCCTCGTCGCGCGTGTCCGGGAGGCCGTAGCCGTCCGTCACGAGACGGTCACCCCCTCCTGATTGCCGACGGTGAGGTCGACCTCGACACGGTCCTGGCGGGCTTCCTTGGACTGCCCGACCTCCGTGATGTCGGTGTTCGTGAGTTCGATCGACCCCGTATCACCGGAGGGATCCGACGCCGTCCACTTGTAGTTCGAGTCCTCGTTGCGGAGCATGTCGACCGTGTGCTGGTAGGTCTCGGTCTGCCCGAACAGCGTGACCGACACCTCGGCATCGCGGCCGCCCTCGGTGAGCGTCGGCCGCGGCCCCGAACTCGTGGGGGCGGGATCGACGTTGTTCGAGAACGTGAGTTCCGTGGACGTGATGTTGTCCGCAATCGCCGTCCCGGAGGGCCGCTCGAAGAGGTCGCCGTCCAGCGGGAGTTCGTAGCTGGAGCCGATGCTGGAGGCGTGGCTCCCGGTTCCCAGGGCCGGCACGCCGAGGTCGCCCTCGCCCTGGTCGTAGGACGACTGGCCGTAGATGACGGCGAGTTGGTCACCCACCGTAACCGACCCGTCCGTGCTGTCGTCGTCCTCGTAGACCTTGAGGTCGCCCGTCATCTCCGACCCGACCTCGATCGCGTCGATGGCCTTGAACTGGGTGGTGGAGTCGACGGTCGTGGTCGCGTCGGTCCCGTCCAGTGAGACGTCCTCCGAAGCGGCCGAGTCCGTGGAGTCAGTCCCTTGGATGGTGATCGTGGTGCTCGTGTCCGAGCTATCGGTCGATTCGAGGGCGATCTGCGTGGCCGACCCGGGCTGGTCGATCTGGTAGCGCCGGGCCTTTTCGAAGGAGTAGGTGAGTTCGACCTGGATCGGTTGCCCCGAGTCGATGTTCATCGTGAACGTGGTCTCGTCGACGAGGCCACCCTTCCCGACGAAGTACAGCCGCGTGTCCTTCGACGTGCTCCCGTTGATGGTATTCGACCCATCGAGGCCGGCGACGTCGACTCGTTGGACGACAGTGTGGCTGTTGGGCAGGCGGTTGTCCGAATCACGTTCGACGCCGTCGTAGCTGGCGTCCAGGGCGTTGCTGGACCCGTCGATGAGCCACTGCTGGAGGTCGTAGACGACCGTCAGCGTGCTCTCCTCGTTGCCCGCAAAGGAGCCGGCGTAGTCGACCGTCCCGAGGTCCTCCTGAGCCTCGATCTGCGGGTCGATCGACGGGTCGAACGACCGCGCCGTATCGGAGTAGAGGTTCCAGGCCGGGTTCGAGGGCGCGACGCCCCGCGTGGACTCCCGGGCGAACTCCAGCCGGTCGGGCTGGATGCCGGACTCGTAGCTCTTCGACGTCATTCGTTATCCCCCCGCAGGTGGGGGTGGCCTTCGCGGGTTTCTCTGACGGCCTCGGCGAGTTCCCGACCGTCGATCTTGATGACGGTTGGATCCGTTGTGTCAGTCATCGTTATCCTCCTTCGGGACGATGCTCTCGTAGTGTTCGACGAGCGCTTCCCCGACGTCTCTCGTCACCTGTGCCACCCCGGTCTCGGGGTGGAACTCGACGGCTTCGCCATCGGTGTACTCTTCGTGGATGAGCCGCCGCGTATTCACCGGCGAGTCCGGGTCCGCGGCGGCCGCGTGTTTGACGTACATGTTAGGGTTCGTGGAGTTGCTTGAGGTAGCAGATGGTCGTTTCGCGGTACGCCGGTGTTTCGGACTCCTCGTGATTCTCGAAGGCCCGATCCGCACTGACCCATTCGTACCCGGACGGTGGGCTGGCGGCGTTGTTCGCAAAGCAGACCCGCCAGACCTCTTCGGCCAACTCCTCCGCGGCGGTCGCCGGGTGGACGTCGTCGCTCTGGATGGTCCCGTCCTCCTCGGTGCCGCCCCAGCAGTCGACCTGGAGCGACGTGATCACGTCCTGGACCGGGCCCGCTCCGGACGGGTCGTAGCCCGTAAACCGCGTCCGTGGACCGCCGGGGATCGTGGGATCCTTCGAGACGATCGCCGCTTCCGGGTAGTCCGGACCCTTCTCGTAGTCGGCGACCACGACGTCGTCGGTGGGAGTGAACGAAAACGACAGGTTCGTCGTGTCGATGTTCGACTGGAGGAAGTCCCGGAGGTCGGTGCTTTCGGAGCCCATAGGTCACTCCCTGGCAACGGAGAGAACGGTGACGCCCCCGTCTTCGTCGTGGTGGTCGAGGACGCGGTAGACGGTGCCGTTCGGGTGGACCAGTTTGCTGGGTTGGCCCGATTCGCCGACGCCACGGATCGTCGTCGACGAGGTATCGTAGACGGCTCTGATTTCCAGATCGGCCTCGATCTCGGTGCCTGCGGAGTCGGTCGTCGCCGACGGAGACGTCGACCCGAGGACACCCCACAGGGTGCCGTCGTCCGTGTAGTTTGGGATATCTCGGCCACCCGAAGTCCCGCTGGCGTTCCGGATCGTGTACTCCTTGCCGGACGACTTGATCATCCGGCGCTCGGCACCCTTCATTGGACCTGTTCGATCGAGATCGAGGCGATCAACGCCCCGGTATCCCGAATGTCCTTCGCGCTGGCGATCTTCTTGGCCTCGTTCTGGACCGCGAGGGCGACCCCCCGGACGAGATCTTCCTCGGACGTGATCGGCCTTGAGAGGATAGCCCGGGCGTGCTCGTGGGGAGCAGTCTGGACCTTCTCGACAGCCGGGCGCATGAATGGTTTCGGTTTAACCGGCCCGACGGACTTCCGGAAGATGACTTCGCCGTCTTCGTTTTCGAACCGGAGAGCCTCACCTTTATCGGCGACGACGGGGCCACGGCCACGCTCGATCCAGACTGCGTACTCGACGGTGGGGCCGGCGACGTACAGCGTGTCGCCCTCCCACCGCTGCTGGACGTCGTCGATCGCGTCGGCGGCGTCGTCCAACCCTTCGACCTCGATACCCCACCCGTTCATGTGTCACTCCCGGGCGTGCCACTCGTCGAGTAGCGATCCGAGTCTCGGATCACACTACCAGGGAACCCGAACGCGCTCCCGGGATCCCGCCGCCTGACGCGCTGGCGTAACGTCGAGACCACGGCGGCCTCGTAGGTCACGCTCGAACTGCCCGAACTGACCTGTCGGGCGGTCCGGTCCTGGGCGTCCGGGGCGTTCCCCTCGGCGATCCGCAACGCGGCCAGGGCGGCCTCGAAGTCCGTGCGGTGCTGGGTGTCCGAAAAGCCCGGACTCGACCCGTACTCGCGGTCGATGTCGCGCTCGACCAGCGAGAGGACGTCGTTGATGTCACTGTCCGAGAGGTCGGTGTCGATCTCGTCCTTTACTTCGGCAGGTGAGGTGCCGGCTGTGGTTGCCATGCGTTACAGGTGGGCGTCGATGGCGTCCTTCGCGCCGACGCGGTCCTTCCCGTCGGCCTCCGCCGAGTACAGCGCGAGGGCTTCGCCCTGGTCGGGCGGGTCGTCGTCGAGGCGCTCGCGGAGCTCCTCGATCGTGAACTCGCCGGGGTCGAACGGTGGGTCGGGCTGGTCGCCGTCGATGGCGGCGTAGGACTCCGACCGATCGTCGCCCTCGGCGTCGGTCTCGTCGGCGGCGTCTTCCTCGTCAGCACCGCCCTCGCCTTCGTCGGCCTCATCGCGGTCGGGTTCGCCCTGAGTCTCGATCACCCTGGCGGCGCTGGTCAGGTCGGGCCCCTCGGGCGGGCCGGGATCGCGGTCGGCCCACTCGACGTTCGGGGCCGACTCGACCAGTGCCGCGGCTTCGTCGTAGTCCTCGACGAGGAGGACCTCGTCGGCGGCGTCGTAGTCGTACTCGCGTTTGAGCACGCCCAGGCCGACCGCGCCGCCCTGGAGCTTCGCGGCCGACTGAACGCGCTCGACGGCGAGACGGTGGGGCACGAGCGACCCTCCTTAGACCCCGCCCTGGAGGAAAATCGCCGCCTCGCTGTCCATGGCGACGAAGTCCTTCCGGTGGCGGATCTTGAAGACGTCCTCGTCCTCCTGCTCGTTGCGGTAGTTGGTGACCTCGCGCTCCCACCGGGTACTTTCGTACCCGTACTTGCCGGTGTCGACGAGGATCGCCTCGTCGGCGACCAGGTCGCCCGTGTTGGTGATCGCGATCGGCATCCCGAACACCTCGCCGAGCATGCCCTGGCGGGCGAGGGCGTCACCCGACTCGGTGGCGCGATTGAAGTTCGAGTCCGTCGCGAGGTCGCCCCAGGCGTCGGGCGAACAGTAGACTTCGAACCGCGAGGGGACCATCTCGTCGTCGACCATCGTCGTGTAGGCGTTGACGAGACCCGTGAAGTTGAGGTCGGTGCCGTCAGTCCCGATGGGGCCGTCGTCGTTGTTGTTGTCCCCGCCGTTGGGGTCCATCAGCGTCCAGGCGAGACTGTCCAGGCGCGACTCGGCGGCGATCGCCATCTCCTCGGTGGCGTCGAGCACCACGTCGAACGACGAGTCCGAGATCGCTTCGTCCGAGATGGCGATCTCGAAGCCGTCCTTGAGGTAGGTGGCGTCCACGCCCGAGTAGTTCAGCCCGACGCGGGGGTAAGTCCCCTGTTCGCCGATCTGGTTCATCGCGCCGCGAACGTTGTCGTCGGCCTGCGGGAAGGTGTGGGTTCCCGAGTCGATGTCCGTCGCGTCGTGGTCGCGGTAGGCGCGACGGAACTGGTACATTTCCTGAGTCCGTTCTTCGAGGATCGCTTCGACGTCGGTATCGGAGACGACGTCGGTGGCAGTGATCGTCATTTACACAAGCACCTCCGCTTCGTTCGAGGACAGGGACTCCCCGGAGCGGGCGGTCCCGGCGGCGTCCGAGAGCGCCAGGGGCGTCCCGTGGGCGACGACGTCCGTCGAGTCCTGGTGGACCCGAACCGTGTAGTCGCCCGACGAGGGGTCGATCGCCCCCGACGTGGGGTTCGAGACGACGACCGTGACCGTCCCCGACGAGGAGACGAAGCCGGTCACCGTCAGCGAGGTGTTGATCCCGCTCGGGGGCGCGACCGACACGGGGTCGCCCGTCGCGGCGCCCGAGACGGAAACCGTGAACGTCGCCGTCGTCCCGGCCGAGATCGACGAGACGTCCTGGGTCGACGTCGCCGACAGGGAGCCGTCGTCGACGTTGTACTCGGTGCCCTGGCTGTTCTGGTTGAGACGGCCCGCGGTCCCCGAGGTTTCGAGCACGTCGTTCTCGGTGACCGAACTCCCGACGTTCGCGACGCAGGGGCCGCGGACGATGACCACCACCTCGTCGCCCGAGGAGAGCGACGAGAGGTCGACGCCGTCGTTGGCGGGCCCCGCGACGATCCCGAAGAAGTCGTCGCCGGTGGCGCTCGTCGGCGTGACCTGGTTCGAGCCGTTGACGTTGACC